TTATGCTTTTGGGCGAGTTAATAAAACGAATAAACCAAGAATCACATCACCAATTACCCAAAGTGTAAGGATTATACTTGCGCCTAATCCTGTGCCAAGCAACGTACCTGCTCTTTCAGTATTACTTATAGTATTATTAATCACATAAGCACTTGAAGCAACACCGCCAATCAGCCAAATTGCCATTAATACATTAAATAAAATAAATAAGCATTTAAAAACCTTGCCCATAAATGTACGTTTTGGTTTGCGGAGTTGTTTACCGCATGACGGACATTTTAAAGCTTGGTTACTTACTTGGTTATTACATTCAGGGCAGTTAATTAACGCCATAATTCTCCTTAGGTTAGGTTTGTTTTATTAAAATAAATCGACCACTTCCACAATAAGATAATTATATAAATTTTTGAAAGAATAATAAAAAAGCCTTGAAGTCATTATTTTCAAGGCTTTAAAGTCTTTCATTGGACTTGATAGGTTTATTTTGTGGTGGAGCTGGCGGAAACTGATCTAGAAAAATATCACTTTGTTTTTAAAAGATATATTTCAAAGATAAAATCAGCTTACTACCATGCTTACTACAATAAAAAACAGGACGCCAATTCAGACGTTATTTAGCCTAATTTTGGGAAAGATTATAGCATCAAAATTTGCATTTTTCTGCGTTATTTTGCGTTAAAGGATCTGATTAAAAGGATCTGAAAGGCGGTAGATCTGAAAAGGCTTTGTAAAGGATCTGAATTTGCGTTGAAACACACACATTTACTGCGCAGGCGTGGCGAGGGTTTGACTGCGATTTTTCGCGCGTGGGTTTCGTTGAAAAATCGGGGTAAATCAATGTCTTCCGCTTTGTGCAGTTTACTGGTTTGATATAATACACTGGGGCGATATTAAAGCTATACGAGACAAAAACACGCGTTTTGTGTACAGAAATCCCGGTGCGTACGCGGGGGTCTTTTATTTGAAAGGATCTGTTTTATTTTGTCGGTTCTAGCAATTTGTAATCTTCAAAGCGAATCACTTCTTGGCCAACCATTTCATTAATCTCTTTCAAGCGTTCTTGCAATGGCATGATTTCATTCACGAAGAAAACCTTGGTCGCCTTTTCCACGTCACCGAATCCGCCCGTATTGTTCGGAATAATCCCCATCAGTTGCGGTGGCACGCGGTGCGCGGCTAACACGTCATCACGGCTTGCATTTTTAATATTCAAGAACTCATCTTTGCCGACTGCATCCGAAAGCGGAATCACCTGAATCCCGTCTTTCTTTCCGTTTGGAATGTTGATGAATAAATTCTTGAAGTTGCCCGTGCCTTTGGTTGCGCGAATCTGATCTTTAATCGCCGCCACATCGTCTTTGTTTTGTGTCGGGTCGGTCAAGTAAATGATTGAACCGGCATGAGCCCCGTTCAAATAATATTTTCTGCGAAACAGCGTGGCGCTTTCATTCAGAAATGCAGATTGTAACGCCGCCAAATATTCCGGCACACCGTAAACTTCTTGATTAATGTCAGGGTTCACGATATTGAACACCGCCCCTGCAGCAAACTTGTGTTCTTCAAAGCCGTTTACGATTTGATAAAACACGCCCTCTTCCACGCCAACGCGCATATATTTCGCCAATGGCGAGGACAAGCCAATCACTTTCCCGAATTTATTGCGCTGCACTTCGATGTAAGCATTACCAAACACAAGATAATCCTGCACCAGTTTTTCCAACTGCGTGCGCGGTAAAAGTGCGGTCGTTTTACAGGTCGAAAGTAAAATATTCTTTTTAACCGTAATCGCACTTTGATGATGTGGCGAGGCGTTGAGCGCTTTCGCAAGATAACTCAAATTGATTGGCGGATTGTAAAATTTTTGATACATCAACACAGGCTCGAAATAATTCAGGATTTCCGAACGGTCAAGCACCGGAATAGGCTCGCCAAAGCTGAAGACTTCGGCGGTAGATTGGGAAGAAAGTGCGGTTGTTTTTTTACGTGATTTTTTCATTGTTAGGTCCTATTCAAAGGTAAAGATGGTTGTTTGTGTATTGTTGGCCACATCTCCGGCGGAGCCGTAAGGCACATTCAAAATGCAGTTCATAATCGCCCACGATAAGTCACCGTGGCTCGCATCTTCCGAGCGGTCGGAAACGTAAGTGATTTTCCCCGTGCCGGTTATGCGTTTTTTTACCGTCATAAAACTGGTGATGATTTCGTTGCCGTCAAACTTCAATCGGCGCTTCTGAATCAAATTTTGGGTTTTCAACACCATTTCATTTTTCAAATCCGCGTTGTAATCCAAGCCGACCGCCATGGGGTAGAATTTTTTCACTTCTTGATAAACGCCTGCTCCCATGCCTGTTTTATCAATCACAATGCGGGTGATGTTGTAGTCGTCGCAGAATTGTTTGATTCGGCTTGCTTGCGCTTCAAAATCCATGCCGTGAAAAGTTTGCCAATGCAACACACGATAATCACCACCTTCCACTTTCGGCGGTGCAATCAAACAAAGTGCCGCACGGTCGCCCGTAAAGGCGGGGTCATAGCCAAGCCACACTTCACGATTGCCGAACGGTCGCGCCCAAAATGGCTTGTAGTCCGTCCATTCTTCAAGGCTGTCCACTTGGCAAAGTTGCAAGTCAGCAAATTTAAACGCGGAACTGTTATCATCAGCAAATTGGCACAGAAAAAGTTGTTCAAACTCTTCCTTGCTGTTTTCGGCCAATAAATCTTCAAGGCTGAACCGGTTGCAACCGCCTTCCAACGCATCATGAATTGTCACAATCTGTTTCCACTGACGGTCGGCACAGAGTTTGCCCGTTTTCAGGTTTTCGTGTGAAATATCAATTTCCACTTTGTCCGCTTTTGCTCGCCCACGATTGAACGCTTTTCCTGAAAAGAACGCATAAGCAGGGTGCGCAATGGTGGTCGGGGTTGAAAAATACGTTTGGCGATACATCTTTTGCGCCGCCATACCGGAAGCCACTTTGCGCATCACGTCAAATTTCGGCACCCAAAACACTTCATCAAAATACAAATTGCCGTGATAGGATTGAGCCGTTGCAGAGTTTGTGCCGAGGAAAATCAATTCTGCGCCATTCGGCAATTTGATTGTCTCGCCTTTCAAGTCCACATCTGCCGTTTGCTTGGCATAGTTCACAATATAAGAGCGGAACTGCAAAGCCTGTTTCTTACTTGCCGACAAGAAAATTTGGTTATGACCCGTAGTCAGCGCATCAATAAAGGCTTCATGCGAGAAATAATAAGTCGCCCCAATTTGTCGGCTTTTTAAAATATTTCTGATTCGATGTTCTTTCGCTTTGTGCCACACTCGCTGATAGTTAAACATTCCCTCAAGAAAACCATTGATGAGCAATTCTTCTTGTTCTTCATCAATGGAATTTTGTTCGGCTTTCTTGCGCTCGCCCTTGTTTCGGTTCGCCAATTTCGGGTTCAAATCCACTTCATTGCCCTCACCGAAAGAATATTTTTTCACCCGAGCCATACGTTCCATTTGGCGACCGAGTAAATCAATTTCTTTGTAATCTGCTCCACTCTTATTTTCTTTCAGAATGAGCAAGTTCAATCGGCTTTCTAAAGTCAATTCAATACGCCCCACGGGCGCGAAATCATCCCACTTTTCGCGCTCTTTCCAGCTCGAAATCGTGGACGTGGGAATGTTAAGTTGGCGCGAAATCTCCGCGATTTTGTAACCGCTGAAATACATCACTTGCGCCTGTCGTTTCGCATCTGCCGTGTTATCCGGCAAAAGCTGTTCAATGTTGGGTTCTGTCATGCGTTATCTCTTAAATATCAATAACGGCATAGTAGTGGTGCAAAGTGCGGTCGTCTTTCGGGCGATTTTGTGAAAGGCAAGGCAACAACGGCAAGGCGTAGCATAGGCTTGAAAAGTCTTTCAGAATGAGCGCAATTATTGAACTCACGACAAACAAAGGATTAGCCAATGGCAAAAACTTCAAAATGGTTTGTTGTTGCAACAGAAGGGGCAACCACAGACGGTCGCACAATCAATCGTTCTTGGATTGAGCAAATGGCGGCAAATTACGACCCGAAAAAATATGGCGCACGCATTAACCTTGAGCACATGAAGTGGCGTTATATGTGGAATGATGACCCGCACTCAAAATGCTACGGCGACGTTTTAGGCTTAAAAACCGAAGAAAACGAAGAGGGCAAATTGCAGTTATTGGCACAAATCGACCCAACCGACGATTTAATCAAACTCAATAAAGACCGCCAAAAAATCTACACATCAATCGAATGTGACCCGAATTTTGCCGACACTGGCGAAGCCTATTTAGTCGGTTTAGCGGTAACAGACAATCCTGCAAGCCTTGGCACAGAAATGTTGAAATTTTCTGCCGGTGCAAGCGCAAATCCACTCAACAACCGCAAAGAAAAAGCCGACAACCTTTTCACCGCAGCTATCGAAACCGAATTAGAGTTTGCGGAAGAACCCGAACAAGCGCCATCTATCTTTGAAAAAATCAAAGGCTTGTTTGCAAAAAAAGAAAAAACCGACGATGAACGCTTTGCCGACCAAGCCAAAGCCATTGAGCTGTTAGCGGAAAAAGCGAAAGAAACGGAAGAAAAATTGACCGAACTTTCTGCCGATTTGGCAAAACGCGAAAGCGAATTTGCAGAACTCAAAGCGGAAAATGAAAACATTCTTGCGCAATTTGCTGAACTGGAAAAACAACCTGCGGCAAATTACACCCCGCGCCCGAAAGTGGCGGGTGAAAACGCAGGAAACGCCGGTTACATTTTCTAATCAGCCAAAACCCGAAACCGAATACCCAATAAATAGGATTTCACGATGAAAAAATTCACCCAAGAAAAATTTAATCAATACATTGCAAGCGTTGCAGCAGCAAACGGCGAAAGCGAAAGTTTTGTGGCATCAGGCGGTCAATTCACCGTAGAGCCAACCATTCAACAAAAATTAGAAGATGCAGTGCTAGAAAGTTCTGAATTTTTGCAACGCATCAATGTAATTCCTGTTACAGAAATGAAAGGTTCCGCGCTTCGTTTAGGCGTGTCAGGTCCGGTTGCAAGCCGTACCGATACAAACACCAAAGCGCGTGAAACTACCGACATTCACAGCTTGCAGGAGAACATATACTCTTGCGAACAAACCAACTTCGACACCCACTTGAATTATGCCACTTTGGATTCATGGGCGAAATTCCCCGATTTCGCGGCACGCGTGGCAAACCTCAAAGCGGAACGCATTGCGCTAGACCGCATTATGATCGGCTGGAACGGTCAATCTGTTGCCGCAACCACTGACCGCAACTCAAATCCATTGTTGCAAGACGTGAACAAAGGCTGGTTAGTGCAAATTGAAGAAAAAGCCAAACCACGCGTGATGACCGAAGAGCAAAAAGGCTCCGGCAAAATTGAGGTGGGCACAGGTAAAACTTATAAAAACCTTGATGCACTCGTTTTCGCATTAAAAGAAGACTTTATCCCTGACCAATATCGCAACGACTCAAAGTTAGTCGCAATCTTAGGTAGCGACTTATTAGCGGACAAATACTTCCCGCTTATCAACCAAGAAAAACCAAGCGAAATTTTGTCTGGTGACATTGTTATCAGTCAAAAACGCGTAGGCGGTTTACAAGCGGTTTCTGTGCCATTTTTCCCGAAAGGCACTGTATTAGTGACATCACTTGATAACTTGTCAATCTATGTGCAAGAAGGCGCTGTTCGCCGTAACATCAAAGATGTGCCGGAACGCAACCGCGTGGAAGACTACATGTCATCTAACGAGGCATACGTTGTGGAAAACTATGATGCTGTCGCACTGGCGAAAAACATCACCGTCATTAATGCACCGGCTAGCGAGTAGTAAAGGATTAATCGCTCATGCGACCGACTAAACGTCATTTTCTTGAAGTGTCTGCGGCAGAGGCTAACGCCGCAGAATTTGAAGATTTAAGCGACTTTTCAGAATATGAAAAAATGCTCCGTATCCTTACGCGCCACAAAAAGGATTTGAAACAAATTCAATCCACGGAGCGCAAAGCGGACTTTAAGAAAAAGATTCTGCCGGACTATTTGCCGTGGATAGAGGGCGCTTTATCTGCCGGAAACGGCAAACAGGACAACGTTTTAATGACGTGGTGTGTGTGGGCGATTGACTGCAAAGAATATCACCTTGCGTTGAACATCGCCGAATATGCGGTTTTCCACGATTTGCAACTGCCTGACCCGTTCACGCGGACACTTGGCACACTTATCGCGGAAGAATTTGCCGACCAAGCAAAAACCGCACAAGCCGCCAATCAGCCGTTTGAAGTCTCATATCTTGAGCAAGCAAACCACATCACCGCTGATTGTGATATGCCGGACGAGAGCCGCGCACGCTTATTGCGTGAATTGGGCTTACTCACCGCGCCGAAAAATCCTGAAAAAGCCCTTGAGTATCTCGAAAAAGCCCTTGGGTTAGATCAGAAAGTCGGTGTGAAAGGCGATATTAAAAAACTCCGTAAGCAATTAAGTAAAGCCGATTAATCGGCTTTGATAAAGAGCGAACCACGCACCCGCGGGGCGGATAAAAGCGCGGTCAGGTTTATTCACCTTTTCCCTGATTGTTGCTCTTTATCCCCACCCCGCTTTTTATAAGGTAAATTTATGTCAGACGGTGCAATCTCAATCAAACTTGCTCCAGATTACGAAATGGGCGCGGTGCAAAAACAGGTAGAAACCTACCCTAGCACAGATGATTACATCATAAACGAGCCATTCTTCCCTGATTTGTCGTTGTCGCAATGTCGCAATCAAATGCGCATTGACGGCACTGTCACCGATTTACGCTTACAAGATGCCTTGATTGAGGCTATCGCAAGCGTAAATGAAGAATTAGCCCAGTTCCAACAAGACAATGCCGAACATGGCTACCTTGAGCGAATCCCCGCGCAACACATCAACAGTGAAAGCATTTTAGTGCAACGTTATCGCCGCGCGGTGATTTGCCTTGCCCTTGCCAATTTAAACGAACGTTACGCAAGCTACGACAGCACCAATGACGGTGAAAAGAAAATGGAACAGCTTAAAGATAGCATCGACCAATTGCGACGTGATGCACGTTTTGCAATCAGCGACCTACTGAAAATCAGAAGAATTGATGTGGAGCTAATTTGATGAAAGTGCGTGCCCAACAAAATGACAATCTCGATGCGATTATTTACCGCCATTTTGGAAAAAGTGAAGGCTTGCTCGAAATCACTTGCGAACTGAACCCGCACTTAATGGATAAGCCAATCATCCCTATCGGAACAATCGTGAATTTACCCGACCCAGACACAGAAAAAATCAGCGTGGCTCGCGATACGCTACAACTATGGAGCTGATATGCACGAAACCACAACAAAAACCGCCTACACAGGGGCATTTATGAGTTTTATTACGGGGCGAATTGCCGATATGTTTGCAAATATCAACTGGGCTGACGTGGCATCGGTCATCGGTATTGTGATCGGTGTCGCCACCTTTTTAATTAATTGGTATTACAAGAAAAAAGATTTTGAATTAAGAAAATTAGAAGTAGAAGGAAGATTAAATGGTAAGAAAAGCCGCTAAATGGGCGTGTTCCGTTGTCGCGATTGTTGGCTTAAGCCTTGCAATGTATGGCAATGAGATTCGCACGTCTAAAGATGGATTGTTACTCACCGGCAATGCCGAGGATTGCCAACGCGTGCCGTATAACTGCCCTGCGGACGTGCTGACATTCGGCATCGGCACAACGGAAGCTGTTGAACCCATCGTGCGCAATAAAGTTTATACCGACGAGGAAATCGCCACCGCTTTTGTGAAAGGCATCAAGCAAGCCGAAAAATGCGTGAACACCTACGCCAACGGACAAAACATGCCACAAGGTGCATTTGATTCCCTTGTGTCTATTACTTTTAACGTAGGGTGTGGCAAGCTCAAAAACAGCACGCTTTTTAAAATGGCGCGCCAAGGTTACAGCAAACAAATGTGCGGTCAATTTGAGCGATGGATTTACGCGGGCGGAAAACCACTGAAAGGCTTAATCGAACGCCGCAAAAAGGAGAAAGCATTATGTTTAACTTTCTGACAAAAAAAGAACGTTGGATTTTATTAATTGGCCCTGTTGCACTCGTGCTGATTATCCTCTTTCAAGGGTGGCAAGCGAACCACTGGCATGCAGAAATGGTGAAAGAAGAACAGCTCAAAGCCAAGTGGCAAGCATCTTACATCGAATTAAATCAACACGTGCAGCAGTTTGCAGAACAACAGAAACTACTCACGCAAGCGGTGAACGATTTAAAAACACAACAAACCCAACAAACGCAGGATTTAAAAAATGCACTTAAACAACATCAAACTTGGGCTGATAGCCTTATTCCTGATAGCGTGCGTGGCGTGCTCAACAGCACCGCAGATCATTAAACAGCCTATTCTTTGCCCACAAGCGCAAGAATGCACTGCATACGCGCCACAAGTCCGAACCAATGGCGAACTTGCCGAGGCATATCAACAAACACAGCACAAATTAAATCTGTGTGTGATTGAAAACAACAGCCTGAAAACGTGCATTGAAGAATTTAACAAGGAATCGAAACAATGACCGACCAATTCGACCGCGCGCAAGAATTTGAAGAAATGCACCGCGAAATCGCATTGAAAAACAACCGCACTTTCCAAGCAGTCAGCCGTTTATATTGCGAAGATTGCGATGCACCCATTCCCGAAAAGCGCAGACAGATGATTCAAGGCGTGACCCGTTGTGTGACTTGCCAAGAAATTGAAGAAAAACGTCAGCGGAATTTTAGAAAATGAGAAGAACCGCACTTTGCCTTGCTATCACTACCGCATTGCCTTGTTTAGCCGATACTTACACCGTGCCATTTAGTGACGGCGTTTGGGGCAAATACTCAAATTATGCAGACGGAAGAATTACCGAGGTTTGTATTCATCAAGTGGGCTATTTGATGACCGACAACGGGCATTTAATTGTCGCCGTAGATAAAAATAATCAACCGCTTATTTGCGAGCAGAAAAATGAAAAAACCAAACCAACTGCGCAAAATCCTTGAGCAAAGTCATGCAGACTTTGTGAAAAACCCCGACCGTTTGCAACTTTACGTGGACGGAGGGCAAGTGATTGCCACGGGTGCACCCTCTTTCAGTTTTGAATATCGCTACACCCTCAATGTGATTGCCACCGACTACGCGGGCGACATTGCCGCGCTCATTGTGCCGATGATTGCTTACCTGCGCACAAATCAGCCGGAAATCTTTGAAAACCCACAAATGCGCGAAAACGCCTTTAAATTTAAGGTGGACTATAACAACAACGACACGGCAGACATCAGCTTTGAAATCAAACTCACCGAGCGCGTGGTATCGAAAAAAGACGGCGACAGCGTGCAAATCCACTACGCCAAAGAACCAACCTTGAACGAACCGAACCAAGTGAAAGTGTATTTGGAAAATTGGGATAATCTAATTTTCGAGGGTGAGGCGAATTAATGGCAACGGTGGAAGAAATTCAAGCAAAACTGACCGCACTTATCGCGAATCTTTCGCCACAAGCGCGCAGACAGCTTGGGCGCAAAATCGGGCAAGCCTTGCGCAAAAGCCAAGCCAACCGCATTGCACGCCAACAAAACCCCGACGGCTCTGCCTTTGAGCCACGCAAACCGCGCAAAGATTTTCGCAAAAAACAAGGGCGCATCAAACGCAAAGCCATGTTCGCCAAACTACGCACCGCACGGCATTTAAAAGTGCGGTCAAATGGCAACGATGTGACAGTGGGGTTTAATGGCGCAAGCGCAGCAATCGCGGCAGTGCATCAATACGGATTGCAAGGCACGGTGGATAAAAACAAAGGTTTCAAAGTGCAATATGCCCAGCGTGAATTGCTGGGCTTTTCGGAAAGTGATGTGGAATTAATTGAAAACTTAATTATTGAGCAATTAAGTCTTTAGATTGTGATTTTAATTTGATGTGCTTGCGAATAATGTGAATCCAATAGCAATACACTGCAAGTGCTGCAATACCAAGGAAAAAATTGATTTCAGCAAGCCAAAGCACTGACCCCATCATCAACATATAAAGAAACAGAACAGGCGCGGCAATAATGCCGGAAACTAACCAAGGCAATGCAATCAAACCAGAACCGATAGCAAGCCCCAGCAATCCTACGGCGAGAATAAATAAAGAAAGTATCGCGATCATATTATCCCCCTTTTGTTTGCTTAATTATTAAGCCAAGAAAAGAATATTGTCAATAAAAAACGAGTAGAAAAAATGAATAATTTACAACTCACCGTCTTATTAAACGCCATTGATAAAATTTCGGCACCATTGCGCAATGCGAGCAAGCAAGTGTCCGCGCTTTCGCAAAAGCTGAAAGAAAACAAAGCTATTCGCGCGCAATTAACAAAACAAGATAAAGAGACAGAGGCTGCTATTAAAAAATACGCAGCAACCCTAAACCCTTTGAAAAATAAATTGGGTGCAGTAAATCAAGAGCTCGCTCAAGCACAACAAAAAGCAAAACATTATGCCAAACAGCTCGCTACGGCAAAAAATCCGACAAATGAATTTCGCGACAAAGTATTAAGAGCACAACAGGCAGTCGAAAAGCTCAAAACAGAACAAACTCAAGCCGCATTAAAACTACGTCAAGCACGCCAAGAATTGAACGCTTCGGGATTGTCTGCAAAAACACTTGCTCAACGGCAAGACGAGCTCAAAAGCAAATTAAAAGGTGTAAATCAACAAATCAAACAACAAGAAACGGCACTAGCTAAACTTAATGCAAAACAAGCCGCCTACAATCGCTATCGCGGACAAGTCGAAACGTTGAAAGAGGTGAGCGGAAAGGCGCAAATGGTAGGTGCGCAAGCATCGGCAGCGGGCTCAACAATTACAGCCCCGATTGCAAAATCTGTGAATGACTTTATGCAATTTGAAGATGCAATGGTTGGTGTGGCACGACAAGTGCAAGGGCTAAAAGATGATTCCGGAAACTTCACGGCTGAATTTGATGAGTGGAAAAAGAAAATCCAAGCATTATCCACCGAATTGCCACTCACTACCGTAGAAATCGCCAACATGATTGAATCCGCAGCTCGAATGGATGTACCAAAAGAGCAATTAGAAGATTTTGTGCGATTAAACACACAAATGGCAACAGCGTTTGATGCAGCAAATCCGGATGAATTAGTCGAACAGTTCGGCAAAGTAACAAAAAACTTCAAACTTTCTTCTGCAGCATCGCGCGAACTTGCAGATGCCATCAACTATTTAGATGATAACGCCATTTCAAAAGGAACAGAAATTATCGGTTTCATGAATCGCGTTTCCGGTATTTCAGGCATCGCCAAAATCACCGAAAAGAATATGGCGGCACTGGGTTCCACCTTGCAAACTGCGGGCGCGGCAGAAGAACAATCAGCCACCGCAGTAAATGCGATCTTCACTCGCCTTTCGTCAGCAAGTAAGAAAAAGCCTGTTCGCAATGCACTTGCAGCAATGGGATTAAGCGCAAGCAAGGTCGAATTAGGCATGGCAAAAGATGCGCAAGGCACGTTGATGCAAATCGTGGAAACCGTCAAAAAAATGCCGGAACATAAGCGCCTTGGGTTTATTGCAGATTTGGTGGGAACAGAACACACCAAAACCCTTGCATTATTAGTTTCTAATACAGAAGAATGGCGCAGACAAATTGAGCTTGCGAATAGCGAGACTGCAAAAGGGTCAATGGATCGAGAATTTGACACACGGATGAAAGCACTTTCATCAACTTGGGGCGTTTTCAAAAATAAGCTTTTTAACTTAAATTCAACCATTGGCGGAACGCTTGCCCCGACATTAGATAATTTATTGAAAAAAATTGGCGGATTGATTGACAAAGGCAACAAGTGGATTCAAGACCATCCGAAACTCGCTAAAAATATTTTATTAGTCGCGGGGGCTATCGGTGGCTCTCTCACTGTATTTGGTGCGCTCGCCTTTATGCTAAGTTTTGTGCTATATCCTGTCGCACGTCTAATCTTAGGGTTGAGCAAACTCAACATTCTTTTGCCTAAATTTGGTGGGCAAATTAAAAATGTGGGAGGGGCTGTTGCAAGATGGCTACTTTCTCCATTAAAACTTCTGCCTTATATTCTGTCACTTGGTGGAGCAGCTTTTATTGGTGCCGCACTCTTAATCTATAAATTCTGGAATCCAATCAAAGCCTTCTTCGATGGATTTTTGCAAGGCTTAAAAGAAGGTCTCGCCCCTGTCCTTGAAAAATTCCAACCGCTTGGCACCGCATTTAGTGTAGTCGTTGGCTGGATTGAAAAAGCGGTGAAATGGTTTACTGATTTATTGTCTCCGATACAAAGCACAAAAGAAGATTTAGATGCCGCCGCAAGCGCAGGTAAACAATTTGGGGAATGGGTCGCTTTTGGCATTGATTTAGCATTAAAACCACTCCAACTATTAATTGATGGCGTGAAGTGGTTGATTGATAATCTACCTAAAATCAACGAGCAAAATCAAAAAGCCAAAGCATTAAAAGAAGAAACCATGAAAGCCGCGTTTGGAAATGGCGTGCTTGGTCAAACCATGGCCGCAATGGCAGATATTCCAGAATACGCAACAGGCGGTTACACTGGAAATGGCGGGAAATATCAACCAATGGGCATTGTTCATGGCGGTGAATATGTCATGACAAAAGAAGCCACAAGTCGCCTTGGCGTGGCAACACTTAATGCTTTAAATTACGGGAAACAAGCCTTAATTGCGGGCGGTTTAGGTATCGGACTTGCCACCGCCGCACCAATTCAGGTGGATAACAGACCGCCAATTTCCGCCCGACCAGTGGCGGCACAAGTGGCGCAACCGATGAACGTGCAAATCACGATTAATGCCGCGCAAGGCATGAACGAACAAGCCATTGCGCAACAAGTGGCGAAAGAATTGCAACGCATCCAAAACCAACAACAAGCCCGTGCGCGCAGTAGTTTGCGTGACCGTGCTTAACCAAAAGGGCGAAAGCCCTTTTTTGTTGCCCGCCACTTCACACCGTCCCACCATCGCAACTTTTCGCGAAGTCGCCAAAAATAGCGTTATTTATTGCAACCCGTGAATACTATGTCCGCAGAATTAACCCGTCGCATTGATAACCTGATCCGTTTCGGTATTATTGCCGAGGTGGACCACGCCACGGCACGCGCACGCGTAAAGAGCGGTCAAATCCTTACGGATTTTTTGCCGCTCGTCACACTCCGTGCCGGCACAACAACAACGTGGTCGCCACCGACTAAAGGCGAACAATGCGTGATTTTATCCGCAAGCGGTGAATTCACTACGGCTTGCGTATTGGTCGGGCTTTACACCAAAAACAGCCCAAGCCATTCGCCTGATGTGCATGTGATTAAATTTGCCGATGGCGCAAGCATTGAATACAACCAAACAAGCGGACGGCTGAACGTTGTCGGGATTAAATCCGCCTTCATCAATGCTTCACAACAAATCGAAATCTTTTGCCCAACGGTAAAAATTAAAGGCGATGTAAAAATTGAAGGAAGTGTAACAAGTACTGGCGACATGACCGCAGGTGGAATCAGTCAAATTAACCATAAACACGGTGGCGTACAAGGTGGCCCGAGTAAAACAGGAAAACCAGAATAATGAATCGATACACTGGCGAAACATTAAAAAAAGAAAGCGACCATATTAAACAATCCATTGCCGATATTTTGCTAACCCCTGTTGGTTCACGTATTCAGCGGCGTGAATATGGCAGTTTAATTCCTCTGCTAATTGACCGCCCCATTAGTCATACATTGTTATTACAACTGGCAGCTTGTGCTGTCACCGCAATTAATCGATGGGAACCACGAGTACAGATCACACAATTTAAACCTGAATTGGTTGAAGGTGGCATTGTGGCAAGTTATGTCGCACGTGGGCAATATCAGCAACATATCAAAGAAAACCATCTTTTATTAGGTCATAAATCATGAACAATATTATTGACTTGAACAATTTGCCTGTACCAAAAGTTGTGCAGGAACTCAGTTATGAAACCTTACTAACTCAGAGAAAAGAAAAGTTTCTATCATTACAAGAAAATGACGATATGCGCCAACATTGGCAGGCTCGATTACAATTAGAAAGCGAACCTGTAGTGAAATTGCTAGAGGAAAATGCTTATTTAGAATTATTACTCAGAACGCATATTAACGAATCTGCTAAAGCCGTGATGCTTGCTTATGCAACAGGATCAGATTTAGACCAATTAGGGGCATTATTCGGCATTAAGCGATTAATCATTCAGGCGGGAGATTTAAACGCTCACCCGCCTATCCCCACCCAATATGAAGATGATGAACGTTTTCGCACACGTATTCAAATGTCATTAGAAGGTTTAACTACAGCGGGTAGCCGCGCAAGCTATGAATTTCATGCTCTTTCTACTTCTGCAAAAGTAAAAGACGTTGATGTAACAAGCCCAACGGCAGGCACGGTGAAAGTGGCCATATTATCAACGGAAGGACAAGGAACAGCCGACAGTGATTTAATTAATGCGGTAAAAGAACAGCTGAATGCTGAGCATATTCGCCCCCTGACTGATACGGTATTGGTCGAAAGTGCGGTGATTTTACCTTATGAAATTCGAGCTACTCTCACACTTTATCCATCAGTACTAGAAAGTGTTGTCATGGCAAATGTTAATCAAGCCATTACCCATTATACAAATAAGCAACACTTGCTTGGCATTGATATTACGCTTTCAGGTATTTATTCAGCCTTGCACCAAGAAGGCGTGCAGAACGTGAAACTGACACAACCGCTTGCAGATTTAATCGTACAACCTCACCAAGCAGCATATTGCACACAAATTCAAATCAACGTAGGTGGCCGAGATGAATAGCTATCTCTTGCCCATAGGGTCGAGCAAGCTAGAGAAACAATTATCGAATACGTTTTCTGCAATTGCGGAAATTCCTGTGCCCATTCGCCTCTTATGGAGTGCTGAAAATTGCCCTATAAACCTCTTGCCATGGCTTGCTTGGTCACTTTCTGTAGATGAATGGGATGACGAATGGAGCGAAGAAAGTAAACGACAAGCCATTTTAAATAGCATCCATATTCACAAGCACAAAGGGACAATTTCAGCGATTCGCCGTGTCATGAAATCGGTGGGGTATGGTGACGTCGATATTATCGAAAACCAATCACTTAAAACATGGAATGGCGAACTAAATTTTGATGGTTCAGAAACCTTTGAGCATGAAGAAATGCACTGGGCTGAATACAAAATTGTGCTACATCAGCCCATTACTATTGAAGAATCAAAGCAAGTGCGGCGCATTTTAAATGAAAACGCTCCCGCACGCTGTCATCTGGTTGCATTCAATTTTACACGGGCAGGCCATCGATGGAATGGCGAGATCAATTTCGACGGAAACTTTACTTTTGGAGAAGTATAAATGGGAAAAATTACTGATCAACAACAATGGGAAGAAGATATTTATCTCATTGAAAAACAAGATAAGGTGCTGGGTGGAGAGCTTGGCGTAATTAACATTCAAGCCAAACAGCTAGCCAATCGAACCAAATATTTAAAAGGTCAAGTAGACACCATCAACCAAGACCGCACAGGCTACGCCCCCAAAGCCAGCCCTGCATTCACGGGCATACCCACTGCACCAACGGCTGCGGCAGGGACGAATAATGCACAAATTGCGACTACAGAATTTGTAAAAACCGCAATCGCTGCATTGGTGGGGTCAGCCCCAGCAGCATTAGACACGTTAGAAGAATTGGCACGTGCATTAGCTGGCGATGCAAATTTAAAATCCACATTGCTGGCAGAAATCGGAAAAAAAGCCAATGCCACTGATTTTAATGCCTTACATGATTTATTTATTGGTATCCCTATCCCTTATCCACTCTCTACCGTCCCAACAGGTTGCTTAGCGATGAACGGACAGCGGTTTGACACTCGCCGTTATCCAAAATTGGCACAGAAATATCCATCGGGTGTATTACCTGATTTGCGTGGGGAGTTTATTCGTGGTTGGGATAATGGGCGAGGAATTGATAATGCTCGAACAGTACTTTCAAGCCAAGGTGATGCTATTCGAAATATCAAGGCTGGTTCACCAGTCGGCTCATACAAAGGATGGCTAGCCAATGGGGATGCTAAACAGGGAGATACTAATGGTGCTATCAGAATAAATTCTAATGGAGCAAAAGCCCTAATTAATGGAACAGAAAATCACCCTAACGGGAATTTAAACTGGATTTTTTGGGATTTCGATGCAAGTCGCACAGTTCCTACCGCCAACGAAAACCGTCCCCGCAATATCGCCTATCACTACATCTGCTTAGCCGAATAAGGAGTACAACATGACCGTAACATTTAATCAAGACGGCTTTGCCGAAACCAGTGGTGAAATCACCGTGTATTGCACTGACAACCAAGATATTTACAGCCACAGCACCACCGAATATGTGAGCGAAGGCGGTAGCCTTTCCGCGGGCAGTTATTTAGATGCACCGCCACAACCGAAACAAAGCTTTGTCATTGTGCGAGCAGATAACAGTTGGCAATACCAAGCTGATCATCGGGGCACCTATTACAGCAAGGAAACAGGCGAAAAAGTAGAACATACCACACTGGGTGAATTGCCAGAAAATTTAACCGCACTTGCGCCACTTGCTGAACCGTGCAAATGGAATGGCACAGAATGGGTAAAAGATGAAGAAAAAATTGCTGATAATTTTACAACAACCCAAACTCACCTTATCGCCAACATCGATGAGCACGCGGCAAAAATCTACAGCACCTGGACACGCTTTGAGAGTGAGTACCGCGAGCGTCAAACGGCAGCAGAAGCCTTTAGAGCAGCAAATTATGAGGGCGACTGCAGTCGATATATCTCAGACTTTGCACAACGCGCAAGACTGGACAATAAGACCGCCACAAACCTGATTTTGACACAAGCGGCAGGCTTGGAAAAATTGCAAGTTGAGTTGGCTAACCAACGTATGCGCAAGTATGAGCTCAAAGCCCCTAATCTCACGCTTGAGCAACTACAATCAATCCATGATGACATCATCAAACAAATGGATCACTTAATGGAGGCGTATAACAATGGCTAAGGTGTATTTGGCGATGTATAAACACAAACGCGACTGGCACAAAGAGCCAGTTAAAGCAATCTCTGACCGCATTACTCGATTTTTCACTAAGGGCAAATACTCGCACTGCGAGATTGCCATTGGGCGCATTGAGTTTGGCAATGGGCATTATTATGAGCATGCGACAGTATATGATTGCTACTCCTCATCGGTACAAGACGGCGGTGTGCGTTGCAAACAAATTGATGTGAGCGATAGCATGAAGTGGGATTTAATCCCCCTCACCGATATCACCGAGGCGCAAATCAAAGCCTATTTTAACCGCACTTTGGGTTGTAAATATGACTGGTGGGGCGCGTTAGGTATCGTGCTTGGCATCAAACAAAAACGCTCAAAATATTTTTGTAGTGAGTGGTGCTTTAATGCGATTCTGGGGGTCGAGAACGGCTGGCGGTTTAGTCCAAATCAGCTGGCTGCAATCTTTCAAAAATAGACAAACGGCGGGTAATTCCGCCTTTTTTATCCGTCCGTCTCTACCTAACCGCCCTTTGTTAGCTTAAATATCACAACGCCAAGCGCTATCACTCATTTTTAAATCCTTACAAAATAGCCCTATCTCTCAACAACAGGGCTAAAATTATGACAGATGAATATCTCCATGGGGTCAAGGTGACGGAAATTTCCGAGGCCTTGCGAACACTCACTACATCATCCACTGCAGTTATCGGTTTAGTTGCAACCGCACCAGATGCAGATGCATCGGTTTTCCCACTCAACAAACCCACTCTTTTAACTGGTATCACCGCTGAAATGCAAGCCAAAGCAGGTAAAAAAGGGACATTATCTCGCGCATTAGATGGCATTGCGGACATTGTGAATTGTAAAGTTGTCGTCATTCGAGTGGAAGAAAACGAAGATGAAAGCACCATGAAAGCCAACGTGATCGGTTCAGTCGATAACGAAGGCAATTACACTGGCTTAAAAGCGTTCCTCGTGTCTGCTGCAGTTTGTGGTGTCAAACCACGTATTTTCTGTATCCCGAAATATGACAGCCAAGACGTAACCACTGAATTGTTAAGCGTAGCGAAAAAACTCAATGGCTTTGTGTATGCCTCTTGCGGCACAGCAAAAACCAAAGAAGAAGCAGTGACATACGGTCGCAATTTCTCGCAACGTGAATTAATGCTGATTTTCGGTGATTTCTTATCGTTTAACCCAAACACCAAACAAACCGAAGTGGATTATGCCGTTGTTCGTGCAGCTGCAATGCGTGCATATCAAGACAAAGAATACGGCTGGCATACCTCCATTTCAAACAAAGGTTTAACTGGCGTAACGGGTGTCACTAAGCCCCTTTCTTTCGATATTAACGACAGTGCAACAGACGTGAACTATCTCAACGAACAAGGCATTACTTGTTGTGTCAATCACAATGGCTTTAAGTTCTGGGGATTACGCACTCGTTCGGCAGATAAATTATTTATCTACGAAAACTACACTCGCACAGCACAAGTGTTGAAAGACACCATTGCACAATCCTTTGACTGGGCAATGGATAAAGACATTTCCGTGACTCTTGTGAAAGAAATCGTGGAAGCGATCAATGCAAAATGGCGTGAATATGTGGCGCAAGGTTATTTAATCGGTGGAAAAGCATTTATCAACGCCAACTTAAACACTGCCGCAACCTTGAAAGATGCAAAATTGCTTGTGTCTTATGACTACTGCCCTGTTCCACCGTTAGAACAACTTGGTTTCAACCAATACATTAGCGATGAATACCTTGTGGAATTTGCCGCAAACATTGCAAAAGTAGGAGCGTAAAAAATGGCATTACCTCGTAAACTCAAATTAATGAATTTTTTGGCTGACGGTAATTCTTACCGTGGCCAAGTCACCGAAATCACCCAACCTAAATTAGCAATGAAATTAGAAGCGTATCGCGCAGGTGGCATGATTGGTGAAGTAAAAGTAAATCTGGGCGTAGAACCTTTAGATGTTCAGTTCAAAATGGGCGGTTATATGACCGAACTATTAAAAAAATTCGGCGGCTCGATTGACGGCACGGCATTGCGTTTTGCCGGTGCGTATCAACAAGACGATACAGAAGAAGTCACCTCTATTGAGCTTGTCATGCGCGGTCGTTTTGGAGAAATCGACAACGGCACAAGCAAACCAGGCGATGATACCGAACAAAGCTACACCGTGCCTTTGACTTATTACAAGATCATTGAAAACGGCAAAGACATCATCGAAATTGATTTGCTCAATTCAATTTTTATTGTCGATGGTAACGACCGCTTGGCAGAGCACCGCGCAGCAATCGGCATTTAATTCACACACACCTTGCCCCGAAAGGGGCTTTTATTAAATCCCCCTCCCCTCTTTATAAAAAGAGGGATTTTAAAGGAAACATAAAATGAAAACAGAAAACACTAAAATCATCACTTTAACCAATCCAATTACTCGTGGCGAAAACCAAATCACGGAAATCACTGTCAATAAACCGACTGTGCCCGCATTAAAAGGCTTAAAAATGTTTGATGTGTTGCAAATGGATGTGGACGCATTACAAGTTTTACTTGCACGTGTCACCACCCCTGTTTTGCATAAATCAGACTTTGTCACTATGGAAGTGGCGGACTTCACCGAGCTTGCTGCGGCGGCTGTCGGTTTTTTAGGGAAGAATTCGGAAGCGGAAGCGACCGAATAATGATTGCCGCCACGGTCGAAGATGCCATGGCGGACATTGCACTGATTTTCCATTGGCAACCACAAGCCTTTGAGCAAATGACATTTGCCGAATTAATGACATGGCGAGAAAAAGCAAGGGAACGAAATGAAACAGAAAATGATTGATTATTTATTGAATATGCCACGGCATATTGTATGGCGTGGGATGTTAATCTCACTTGTTGTTTTTTGGTTGCTTGTGATTTTCGGCATTGCATTTCTCTTTCGCTAATTCATCAAGTGCGGTCAGAAATCACGGGATTTTTTGACCGCACTTTTCTTTAGGAATAATTATGGCCACGATTTTAATCTTCTTTTTCTATTTCTTGTCAATTATCACCGCAACAGTTTGCGCCGCGTTTTTGATGTATCACAACATTAATGGTTGGGGTTGGATTATCGCTATCGCCATTGCATTAACATTTATCCAACTACACGTAAAGGAACGCTAGCATGTTTCAAAACTTTGCTTTAGCCGCACTTGGTATGTTCGTTTTTACACGGCAAACCGTGCCTTTCCAAAGCTTAGACCGCACATCAACGTGGCGACATCCAACCAATTCGATTGTGGGCGCAATGCCGAAATCACAATTCACCGGAAAGGAAAGCGAAACCGTGACAATCGGCGGGCGACTTATCCCCGAAATCACGGGTGGCAGATTTTCCATTAAAGCGTTGGAATTAATGGCAGACAGTGGCGGTGCTTTCCCACTGATTGACGGTGCAACCTTTGAGATTATCGGCTTTTTTGTGATTGAAAATATCCAAGAAACCCGCACAGAATTCTTTGGCGATGGCGCACCCCGTGCCATTGACTTCACCATGAACTTAAAACGCACTGACGATCCGATGTTGATTGCCATTGCAGACAGTTTAATGAGTAATCTGTAATGTTAGGCTTAGATTTTAACGACAATCACCGCACACCCGCTTTTAAAGTGGTGATCACCACGAAAGACAACAAACAGCAAGACATCACGCAAGTGGTATCAAGCAGACTAATCAATTTATCTTTAACCGATAATCGCGGCTTAGAAGCGGACACGCTCGACTTAGAATTATCCGATCATGACGGCAAATTGGCTTTACCGCCACGCAATGCCACAATCAGCCTTGCACTTGGTTGGAAAGGTGCGCCGCTGATTGATAAGGGGAAATATTCTGTCGATGAAGTGCAGTTTTCGGGCGGGGCATCATCTGCCGATAAGCTCACCATTCGGGCAAGAGCGGCAGATTTAAAAGGCACGTTCACCGAACAAAAAGAGCGGTCATTTCATAAGAAGAAATTGGGCGAAATCGTCAACGAAATTGCACAAGGAAACAAACTCAAAAGCCAAGTGGCGAAAGAACTTGCAAGCCGATTAATCGACCACATCGACCAAACTAACGAAAGCGACATCAATTTGCTGACACGCCTTGCGGAAGAACACGGGGCAATGTGTACGGTGAAAAATGGTACGTTGCTATTTATGCCATTGGGAAAAGCAAAAACCGCCACAGGGAAAGATATTCCACTGCGTAAAATCACCCGCAAGAATGGCGACAACTACAATTTTTCTATTGCCGAAAGTGAAAACTACAAAGCCGTGCGGGCGTATTGGCACGATACGGACAGCGGCAAACGTGGCGAAATCACGGTGGATGAAAACACCAAGATTGTGAAAAAACAGCGTATGACGAAAGGCAGAACGCTTAAAAACGGCACTGTAAAAGGCAGACGATTAAGCAAACGCAAATACAACGAAATTGAGCAACAAGAACCCATTACAAGTGACAGTTCTCAAATAAAATCATTGCGACATACCTATGCAAGCGAAAAAACCGCCATCACGGCCGCCAAGTCCGCCTTTGATAAGCTGAAACGTGGCGTGGCAACATTTAGCCTTAATCTCGCTTTTGGTGAACCTGATTTAATGCCAGAAACGCCGATTGAGCTTTCAGGCTTTAAAGCCGAAATAGACGCAACAAATTGGTTGATCACAAGAGTAACACACAATCTTTCAGACAGCGGCTTTACCAGTCAAATTGAATGCGAATTGAAAGTCGAAGATGAAGAAGTGGAAGTGAAGAAAGTGAAAAAATAAAGCGGTCGATTGACCGCTATTTAACAACCCGATAGGATTGATCTTTATGAGTTGGCTGCTGTGGAAACGCAAGTTCTAGCATACCTTGTTCTACAAACTCTTTTAGATGTAACCATAAAGCCGATTCTGTTATTCCCAAAAGCTTAGCTAGAGATTTCTTTGTAACAAACTGATCACTACACAAGGTAAATACAAGTTCTTTCAGTTTTTTTCTATTTTTCTTCTTTTTTCTATAAAAATCACTAGGAACAATATTCTTAAGTGATTCCAAAAAGTCGGGATTTAAATCATCTAACTCATTAATAATTATCCGACCATTCTTTATGGTCCGCCCAAGATCATCAAGATCAAAGCTATAATAAACTAATTTATGTTCATTCTTAGCTTCTAAGTTAGCTTCTAAGTTAGCTTCTAAGTTAGCTTCTAAGTTAGCTTCTAAGTTAGCTTCTAAGTTCGTATCTGCAGATAAACTTTCAACATCAAAACTTAATTGCTGATTCAGTGTAACTTCGTGGCGTTTGCCATAAATCTCTTGTAAATCTCCTACATCTACCCAAGGTAAAACATAGAATTTATCTTTTTTCTCTCCTTTACCCAAAAGCAATCTCTTTCTTTCTAAAGCTGGTAAAGCAAGAGTAATGTCTCTGCTATGGTAGTCTTTTTCTAATTTTTCAGAGAGAATAGGATGTTTAATCCATCCTCCATTTAAGGCGGTCAACAACAAAATTTTCTTGTACAAATCATTATCTAAATTTTGATATTGAGCACCTAATCTCAAATGTAGTTGTTGGTTGGCTTGAATAACCGAGCTATCTTGTAACGTTAAAGTTAAAAGTGTTTTTTCTGAATCTGTACTCAACACCGGTGTAGTCAATAACTCCTTCCGATAATTTAAAAAGATAGTCTCAATTCCTTTCCCTTCCCTTTCACAAAGACCTATTCGGCGAAACATATTATGTAAGGTTGCATTTCGACATATAGATTTTTTACCACTTTGAGCTTCTAGAATACTCACTAACATAACACCTGGATTTTCAAAATTTAACGTATTTGATGTTTGTGATACTTTGAGTGTTACTCTGTCATTCAAATAATCTGAATGTGTAAGCATATTAATAAAAGCTTCACGTAATGCACCAGTTATCAAGTTGTCCTCGCTTCTTGTTAGCTGATCTAACGCAAAATGTTTATTTTTAGCAAGGTCAGATAATTTTGGTGCAACTTTTAAATAAAATTCAAATAAGTTTCCTTCCTCTAGCTCATCACATGTGATTCGATCATCGTATCGGTGATCGGTTTCTTTTGATTTATACTCTAACAAATAATGAGGAAGTAAAGACCTAATAATATCTAATTTTCCAAACATTAATAAGCCGGCATAAGTTAAACCACTTTTCCCGGTTTTAAGATCTATTTGATAACCATTTATTTTCTTTAATAATGATAAGTCATCTAGAGCAAGTAATGGACTTGTTGAATTGTAATTTTTAATATATTGACGATATTTATCTAACGTAGGTAAATGAATTTCCGAAATTGATGTGTTAGGAATAACTTTATTGTCTTGATTTATTTTAGTATAGCTAGAAAGAAAGTTTTTTAATTCTGCAGGAGATAGTTTATGATCACCTGTATTTAAACGAACGTAAGCATTTGTAATGTCCCCATTCAAATAAACTGGAATAGAATTGTTTTCCGCTTTTTGAACATAAATAGCAATTACACTCTTTTCTGCAAAAATATCATTCTCATAAAGTACACAATCATCATTTAAATAATGACAGCTCACCTTTTGTCCACCACGAGCTTGAGAATATAGATCATCTACAATTTTGCGAGCGTCGCTTACACCGGTAATACAAAATTCTCCGTCTTTTTTTTCAGTAATACCAAGTAAAATAAATCCACCTTGTGTATTCGAAAAGGCACTAAAGGACTTCCAAAAATCTTTAGGTAAACTATTCGCTGCAGCTTTACATTCTAGATTAGCTTTTTCCTGAATTTTTTTAGTGTCAGCTAAGAAATCTTTTATATCATCCCAATTTAACATTTATCGTTCTAACTCAATACTTAAAAAATTATTACTATCCACTACCTACACACATTCTCACACGGCACGCCATCGTGGTCACGGTCCAATCGGCTTTCACCACATTCGTTTAAATGGAATTTAGCTTCAGCGCAAGAACTCATCTCTTTGCAATATTTACTATCAGCACAACTAAACTGTTCCGAATCCGCTTTCTTACTTTTTGCCAACACTGGGTGGGATATCACGAAAAGTGCGGTTAAAATTAAGAGAAGTTTTTTCATTTTTGGGTTCCTCGGGTCGTTAGTTTTACAAATCTTTCGGTTTCAATTCCACCGCTTTAATAAACTTCCCAATAATCTTGGCGGTGTCGAATAAGTCTTCTGTGATTTCAAAAGGGTGATAAAGCGGGTTGTCGCTTAATGCCATAATCACCCCAGTCGGTAGGCGTTGCAGGCGTTTTATGTAGGTTTCGCCATTTAAGTTGAACGAATACACGCCCTCGCCAATATATTCTTTTACGTTGGTGTCGATAAATACGATGTCGTTTTGCGTAATGGTTGGGGCCATGCTATCTGTTGGCACTTTAAACATGTAAACGCCATCGGTCGTTGTTCTGCCTAATATCTGTTTTACGCCCTCATGCGTAAAGAAAATAGACGATATAACATCAGGATATTCAAGATTAATAATTCCCGAACTGTGCGCTGCCAATTCCGCATCCAATAAATCTACACGTAGAGTGTGATCATCGTCTTTTTGCATGCTCATTGAACTTATTTGGGAGGTCGGTTCCATTGGACCTTTACCTGTTTTTAACCAATGCGGATTAACTCCAAGCGCGGTAGAAATTTCAAGAATTTTTTTCGGGTTGCTGATATCCCCTTTCAAAATTTGACCTATGGCTTGTTGAGAAACACCAACCTGATCAGCTAAAGATTGTTGAGATAGGGCATTGAAATCCATCATGTATTTCACTCTTGCTGCTAATGTTTCTAATTTCATAGTTTAATCACTCCGCTACATGAATTATTGAATTCAATTCTACAATTAAACTTGTTATTTTCAAGGTAAAAAAACTTGTTGCATAGCAACAAGTAAAGTAGTATATTTGTACTTATTAGGTAAGTTTACTTGTGAGGATGGATGAATAAAGCTATTGAGAAAGCCATTTCAGGTATTGGCTCACAGCAAATACTGGCGAAACAATGTGGCGTAAGCCAACAAACGGTTAGTTTATGGCTTAACGGCGGAAAAATGGATGTGAAATATATTCCCGCCATTATCAAAGCAACAGAAGGCAAAGTAAGAGCCGAAGATTTACGCCCTGATGTGGATTGGGCAGTGATTAGAAACAGTTAAGGTGGTGAATGTGAACGTAGATCATAAATGCGCAAATTGCGGAAGCAACAACATCCGTGTGCGAACTTCTGAAAAGATCGGTTTATTGTCAATCGATGTATTGGCTTACTGCAACAACTGCGGCACAGAATTAAGAGTGCAAAGCCAAATTACAAGAGTCAGAACCCCAATCTATAACGACCGCCCAGAAGCATTAAGTGCGAATAAGCCGTTAAATCAGATTGACGAGCGTCAGCAAGAAATCGACATCTAGTCTTTAATTTCCATCAAGATTTTTAAACACAGTCGTTTGAAGAAATTCATGCGACAGGATTTTTGCAACCAAAATTTAGGGAGAACCAAAAAATGAGCAACAAAAAATACACCTACGACAACGGCAGAACACGCAAAGACCGTGTGAATGTATGGCAGTTAGAAAAACGTGTGAAAAAGTTGGAAGCGCAAATTCAAATCATCAACCGTCACATTAATCATCAAGCAGGATTAAACCAACAACAAGTGCTATTGAATGAAAGCCTTCACGACCGTGTGGCACTGCTTGAAAAAGCAAGCTGGAACAAGCAAGGGATGTTTGGTCGTTGGTTAAGTTGGGTTCAAGGGAAATAAGCAAGGGGGCGTGTGATGTACGTTTCAGGCAACGAAAGTGCGGCGGAAAAATTCTGCAAAGAAAATCAAATTACGGTTGAGCCTGTGCAAAGTTGGGGCGATTGCCGCCATGTGATCGGTAAAAGTCGCTATCGCGTGGAATACGCTTTCAACAATCTTACAAAATACGACAGAGGAAACCTGTTGGAGATGGCAGAACTCGACATCAGTGATTTAGTTAGAAGCACATTTTCAGGCGAGAAACTACACCACTTCACCGAAAACGGACAACGAAAAATCGCCAAGGCATTTCGCAAAGTGCGGTTGATTTCTGGGATGTTTCCGAAAGGCATTACCGAACGCGAATTCACATTGATTGATAAAGCATTGAATTAGGGGGAAGTATGGCAACCGTGATTTTAAGCCGTGGCGCATTGAGCATTGTGGCAAAGGAATATTATCAAAAACTCGATAAGGCACAGGAAAAATTATTCGCTTACATCTATCACTTAGACAAAGGCGATGAAGAACAAGCAAGACAGGCATTTAACGAATTTATTGAAAACGGTGATTTAGCGACAAAAGCACGCCAAATCTTTTTGCAAAAATACAGCGATTGGGAGCAATGGCAAGCCAATCCACGGAGAAAAACAGCATGAGAACAAAATTCATCGCCTTTAGAACGGCAAGCGAAACTGCAGCAGAAGCAGAACGTGCAGAACAATTTTTAAAAGCCGCACAGTTTTGGCGCAAAGCCTATTAGTTAGCACCAAGTACACAGGATGAAGATTGGTGCTTTGCACGTGCAGATTATTGTTTTAAAGCCGCCATTGATACAGGCGCAATCAAGGTAAGAAAAAGCAGACAGTTAGATTTCAAGGAATTTTGGGAGAAAGGCAATGAGTGATTTTTTCATTGGATTAGCAGTGGTGATGTTGGGCTGTTTTATGGCCGCCGCATTATTAGATGCCGCCTTGTGTTGGTTGGCAAGTTGGATAAGCAAGCACTTTTAAGGAGAAAACAAAATGAGTACAGATATTTACATCAATTTAGATTGCGGAGCCGAATTACAAATCACCAAGATTGGCGACCGCTTTCAAGTGTTAGAAATCGTGGCAGATAGTGACGGTTGGCGAAAACAAAAAGCAAGAGTGATTGGGCGATTACACAACACGATTATTGGCGCAGTGAATGAAGTCCGCAACTTTGCCTTAGCACAATATGAAGTGCTTTCACTCACTGAAATGGAAAGTGCGATTAACTCAACCAATCAAGCAATTAAAGATTACTTTGATCAACACAACGAATATTTAGCCAACTTACAAAGAGCATAGAAATAAAATGATGAACTGGGAGCAACAACGAGACAATAACATCGCCAAACGTGATTTGGCGATGGAAGAAGCTCGTTTGGCAAGAATGGAAAGTGCGGTTAAAACTGGCCGCACTTTAGACTTGCCACAAGCAACAGCCGCACAAATTGAGTTGTTTGCGGTTGCTCCAAATCATTTTGATTATGTTGAAAAACTGCTTTCAGATTTACCACGCAAACGCCAACGCGAACACTTCCGCAATGTGTGGTTGCGTGCTTATCGCAGTGTGAAAGATGATGGGTCAATTAGTTTTAGCTTAGGCAATAAACAAGCCCGCATTGCAAACACAACCTTGCGTGATGTTTTGACCAATCGTTTGGAAGCCGTTTTTGAGCAATATTGCATTTCTGTTTCGTGGTTGCTTGAACGCAAACACTATTCAGCCAATTTGGCCATGCAAAAGCCTGTGGATAGTCAAGGCTTGCATTTTTATCTCTTAGGCGAACGCCAATTAAAAGAAATCGCCTACAAGCTCGCCTTGCACTTCAACGGATTGCAAAGCGATTTCGTGGAAGATTGTGCCAATCAAAAAGCCGTTGGGCTATTAAGTGCGGTCGATTTTTCACGTTTAAGCAGTGAACTGCACCGCCTTTGTGCCGATGTTTGCAAAAACATTGGCTTTCCACTTAAAAGCCAACACCGCCTAGAAGAAGGCAAACGTCTTTCAGTGCAACAACAAGAAGGCGAATTGTTGCGTGTGGTATGCGAAAAATACTGGTTCCGCACATTACGCAGCACACAAAAACGCCTTATCGAGCATTTGGCGATTGGTTGCGGTGAAGTATCGGCAAAAGTCAGCCCGTATATTTCAACAGGCGCATTGAGCGATTACCGCAATCAACAGAAAGCCAATCTTGAGTATTTAAAACAGATGATTATTGAAAACATTGACGATCCATCCGAACAGGTGGAATTGATGGCAATGTGGCAAAAATCTTCCGGTAATCCCGCCATCCGTTTTAACGAGATGATGAACCGCTTGCGTGGCGTGGACGAATGGGCAACAGAAAAAGGCTATGTGTCATTATTCCTTACTATGACCGCCCCTTCATCTTTCCATGCGACACACAACAACGGCACAAACAACAAGAAATGGAAAGGTGCAGACCCACGCACAACGCACGCTTATTTAAGCAAGAATTGGGCGCAGTTGCGTGCCTTGTTTGCTAAACGTGGCATCGGCTTTTTCGGTATGCGTGGCGTCGAGCCGCACCATGACGCCACTCCACACTGGCACTTGCTTGTGTATGTGAAAGCGGAAGATAAAGAAGAAGTGATCCGTTTATTTAAATCAAAAGCCTTAGAGTTAGATGGCGATGAATTTGGAGCGAAAAAACACCGTTGCCGTGTTGATGAAATTGACCCTGCAAAAGGTTCTGCCGTTTCTTATATCGCAAAATACATTGCCAAAAACATTTATGCGGGCAATCAAAAAGACGAAACATCGGACGAAGTGGAAGGTTTGAAACTTGACGAAAACGTGCAACGTGTGCGTGCGTGGGCGAACCTTTGGGGAATCCGTCAATTCCAGTTTTACGGCAATCCGCCAATTTCTGTATGGCGTGAATTACGCAAATTAGAGAAATGGCAGTTAGATGATGTGGATGATAAAACCATTGCAGACGCGCAAGCGGTTTGCGATGTGTCTTGTTTTGCAAGCTATTTAGAGTTGCAAGGGGGCGCAATGGCTAAACGTGAAGATCAGCCGTTATGCGTGGAATATGAAGAAAGCGAGCCGAACCAATACGGCGAAACAAGAAAGAAAATTGTGGGGGTGAAAAACCGTTTCAGTTTAGCAAGCATAAGAACAAAACTTAAAAATTGGGTTATCAAAAAAGGCACAGTGGCAGATGTTGCAACTGATGCCAATGCGGAGACCACCGAAACAAACAAGGAGCGTAGCGACGCTTGGACTTGTGTCAGTAACTGTAACCGTTCAAAACTTGTTCAAAAGCTAAAAATTCTCATGGAACCCATCGGATTTATGCCATCTGAACAACATTTGAACTATTTATTCAAATACGGGCGGCTACGGTTAAATGACTATCGGTGGATTATTTACGAAAAAGACGATGTTTTCATCAAAGAAGAAAAAATTTCCTTATTCTCCGTGCGTAATTTTGGCGAGGGAATAGGGGGATTGTTTGGAAGAAACTTGAATTAGGAGGTGGCATGGGATTTTTAAGAGAAGGCACATTAGAAGATATGGAGCGTGTAAGAAAGCAAAGAGAATATGAGGAAGAAGCAAAAAGAAAAGCAGAATTTGCGGTGAATCCTTTTGGCAAATATGTTGTTTTGAGATATTTGACGGGATTTAAAGAATGGACTGTGGTTTCAGAATCAAGAGGCGGATTATCAATGTAAGATGCGCAAACTGTTTACCAATATGAACATAATTTCGGCAAAGTAGATGCGCGGAATTTATTAATTGTTCAAGTGGAGGATTTATAATGGAACGCTATTTTTCAATAAAAGAGATCGTGCAGACGGGCATTTGTTCAGAAGCCACCGTTAAACGTTGGATTTCTAGCGGCAAATTAAAGTCTTATAAATTCGGTCGCTCCCGCAAGATTGCGGAAAGCGACTTGAACGAATACATTAAGACTTGTCGGCAATAATTTCTTTGAATAAACCATTCGCACATTTTTCAACATAGTTGGCCCATTCTTGAAACGTCTTTAATCGGTAAGGCAAATATTCCGCCCGATTATAGGCGTTTCTTATTTCATCGGAATTCAAATGGCTTAGGCAGATTTCGATGACTTCTTTATCTAATCGGAGTTCTAGGCGATTATCATTGCAATAGCTGCTGAATAACGACCGTATGCCGTGATTTGTCATGGTGCCTTTGTATTTCCCGCCGTCCATTGTTTTAATCACTTCATTCGGAGTTTGGCTATTGATATGCTTTTCATTTCTCGCCTTTGACAAAGTGGACGGGAATAAATATTCCTTGTTTGCGTGTTGCTTGATGTATGAAAGCAAGGTTTCTGCCTGTTTACTTAATGGCACAAGGTGCAGACGCTCCCCTTTCCCACCTTTTGAAATTTCCACTTGCCACACTTTTCCATTCGGCAAATGTTCGTGTTCGATGATGTCAGAATATTTCGCACTGACTGTTTCGCTCGCCCTTGTGGCATTGAGCAATCCCCACAAAATCGCAAGTCGCACTGTTTGGGATATGTTGGCCCGTGCAAGGCTGATCATAAATTCCGGTAAAGCTTTGTAATGGATTGACGGGTGATGTTTGTTTTTATTCACTGCAGGGAGATCATCACCAAGATATTTCCATTTGTTGTTTTCCCAATATTCAAAACGTTCGGCATATTCTGCGATTGATTTTAAAACTAAATAACGCTTTTTCAATTCAGCCGTTGCACCTGATTGGCGATAAGGTTCAAGCACGGATAAGCCGTGTTTTAATGTCAATTCTTTGAAAGGTACGTCACCAATTAAATCAATGGCGGCATTGACACGTCTTTCGGTATCAATCCTTGTCTTTTCTGTGTAATTGCCTTGTTCTTTGCCGATTTTCGCACGATAGAGCAACCATTCATTTGCAACATGGGCGAATGTGCTTTGTTGTTCTTTTAGTGCATCTATGGCTTGTTTTTGCTCAAATTCGTGCGGGTCAATCTTGTTGGATAAAAGTTGGCGAAATTCTTGCGCTTTTTGGCGGGCATCTTTTAACGATACAGTGGGATAAGTGCCGATGGTTTTTTCAGTGCGTTTTAATGTGTAGGGGCGTTTGTAATTAAATACCCACGTTTTCACACCGTTTGGCTTGACGACAAGTTTTAGCCCTTCACCATCAAATAAATAATAGATCTTTTCTGCCGCTTTGGCGTTGTTTACCTGTGCAATGGTTAGCTGTTTGATGATTTTTGCCATGGTAGGAATTTCATAAAATGGTAGTAAGATTTTGTGCATTGTAAGTTCTTACTTCCATTTTTACTACTAAAAAATGTGATCGTTTGTGAAATTAACTGATCTTTTGAGCAGTATTAAGATACTAAATAAAAACGGTCAAACTATTGATTTTTCAATAAATTTGACCGTTTGTAATCTTTTGTGATGTTGTTTAGTGGTGGAGCTGGCGGGAGTTGAACCCGCGTCCGAAATTACTCTACCTTCAGTACTACACGTTTAGTCTAGTCTTTAATTTCACTTAAGCATGCGGACAGACACGCTAAACTTAAGCTAGTTTGATTCAATTTAGTGCTTCGATCCTCAAACGGTGGCTTCCACACGATCTCGTTTTGGTTTGACTCCGCTTTATCCCCGTCTTACGAGCGGAAGCTGGGGAGCGAAGGCTATGAGCAGGTTATTAAGCTGCTAAAGCGTATTGTTCGTCGTTTGCGACTATTTTTTTGCGGTTTATTTACGAGGCCTACCGCACCTCGACGTGCACCTTGGGCTTCGCTAATCCCGTCGAATCCAGAATCAGCCCCAAAATCGTTCGACAGTTTATCAAAAAATCTAAGAAAGCAAAAGAAGCTATTTATTAACCTGGGAAGTTAGGGTAAAATTTTGCCACTTTTTTATAAGGAATCGAATAATGAAAACATTAAAATCTCTGGCCGCACTTTCATTAGGTGCATTATGTTTAGCGTTTAACACGCAAGTTATTGCAAAAGAAGCAGCACCTGCAAAAACAGCACAAGCAACTCAACAAGTGGCAAAAGCGAGTGATAACATCGACAAATATCTTGCCATCAATATTGGTAATCGTGAAATGGTAGTTGATGAAAATGGCCAAGCATTAAGTGCATTCAAACATGAGATCACTAACATTGGTCAAAAACCAATCAAAAATATTCAATGGGTGGGCGTCTATGTGAATAACCGCAAAGTGATTTATAGCCAAGATATGCAAATCAATTTAGAAACCCCATTACAACCGGGCAAATCCATCAATATTAATTTACAAATTCCGTTTGTTCAATTAGCTGAAGATGCACGTAAAGTCTTTATGAACCAACAAGAAAAAATTGATGTTTATCCTATTGAACGCGTTATACTGTTTGGTGATAAAACCGTTCTTTCTGATCGTTAATTCTCTTATCTAGCCCACGTAATGTGGGCTTTTTAATAACTGTATACTTGAACAGTTATTTTCTTTTCGATATACTAAAAACACGCCTAATTTTGACCGCACTTACCGCATGAGTTCCACCCGAAAAATCATTCACATTGACATGGATTGCTTTTATGCCTCTGTTGAAATCCGTGAAAATCCAACGCTACAGGGCAAACCTGTTGCGGTGGGGGGAAGTTCTCGACAACGTGGTGTGCTTACCACCTGTAATTATGAAGCACGAAAATTTGGGCTACACAGTGCAATGCCAACGGCACAAGCTATCAAAAAATGTCCTAATCTGATTTTAGTGCCAGTTAATATGCCGCTTTATAAACAAGTATCCGCACAAATTCATCAGATCTTTCAGCGTTACACTTCTATCATTGAGCCACTTTCCTTAGATGAAGCTTATTTAGATGTCACAGATTGTACACAATGTTCAGGATCCGCCACGTGGATCGCACAAGAAATTCGCCAAGCGATTTTTGATGAGTTAAAACTGACCGCCTCAGCTGGCGTGGCGCCTCTTAAATTTCTCGCCAAAATTGCCTCCGATATGAATAAACCAAACGGACAATTTGTGATTCAACCTCATGAAGTTGAGCAATTTGTAAAAACACTGCCATTGAAAAAAATTCCTGGTGTGGGCAAGGTCACCTCTGAACGTTTATTGAAAATGGGGTTAGAAACTTGTGAAGATGTGCAAAAACTCGATCAATCTATTCTGCTAAATATCTTCGGTAAAATGGGTAAGCGAATTTGGGATTTTAGCCATGGCATTGATGAGCGAGAAATCCAAGCTCATCGAGAACGAAAATCTATCGGCGTGGAACGCACTTTATCCGAAAATATTAGCCATATTGAACAAGGCATAGCACTGCTAGATAATCTCTATGCTGAGCTTATTCGCCGTATTGAACGAAGTGCGCTGAATGTCCCCTTAACGGTTTTTCGCAAAATTGGGGTGAAATTAAAATTTGAAGATTTTCAAGTGACAACCTTAGAAAAAACAGGTTTGCCTTTATCACTAAAAAGCTTTCAACAATTACTGGAACAAATTTGGCAACGTAGCCACGGAAAATCCATTCGTCTCGTGGGATTACACGTGACGTTACCGGAAGAAAGCCATTTAGAACAAATGAGCTTGTGGTAA